CAATTAGATACTTTAAATTACATTGAACAGGAACTCTCGGACCTGCTAAAGAAACAGGAGCAAAATGACTAATTTAATTTTACCAGAACACGTTGCAAAGTCGCGTGCTAAACAAGTAAAAAAAGAAGCAAAGAAAAAAGAAGAAGCACAATTACCAGAACCAACAGGCTGGAGGATTTTAATTTTACCACACAAAGGTAAAAGTAAAACTAAAGGTGGTGTTTATCTTACAGGTAAAACTGTCGAAGAATCTCAAATTGCAGCAAACGTTGGACTTGTACTTAAAGTTGGACCAGATGCATATAATGATAAAGATCGTTTTCCCAATGGTGCTTGGTGCAAAGAAAAAGATTGGGTAATATTTGCCCGTTACGCTGGTTCACGTCTAAATATAGAAGGTGGAGAACTACGCTTACTAAATGATGATGAAATTTTAGGAGTCGTAGATGATCCCGAAAGTATCTTATCGCCAGTAACACACTAACATGGAGAGGATCCCATGCCCGAATTACAAGAAACATTAAAAGAAGCAACAACTCCAATGGTTGATTTAGATACAACAGGAAATTCTGTTGATATTGAATTAGATGATTCTAAAGCTAATACCAAAGAAGTTGAAACTAAAGAACCTAAAATAGAAGTTAAAGAAGAAGTTAAAGAAGAAAAAAAAGATGAGCGCGAAGAATATAGTGAAGGTGTTAAAAAACGTATTGACAGATTAACTTATAAAATTCGTGAATCAGAACGAAGAGAAAAAGAAGCTCTTAGTTTTGCTGAACAAATTAAAAAAGAACGCGATGACTTACAAACAAAATTTACAAAACTTGATGATGGTTATGTTAATGAGTTTGCAGGACGTGTAAAATCAGAACTTGAGTCAGCAAAAGCAAGTTTAAAACAAGCTGTTGCAGCAGGAGATGTAGATGCACAAGTCAATGCAAATCAAGCATTAGCTAGGCTAGCCATTGAACAAGAGCGTATAAATGCTACAGAAGAGCAAAGAAAATTATACGAAAAATCTCAAGAAAATGCTGGACAGGTAGTACAACAACCTGTACAAAGTAATGTACAACAACCACAAGCTGCTCCACCGGACCCAAAAGCGGAAGCATGGGCCAATAAAAATGAGTGGTTTGGTAAAGATGAAGCTATGACATATGCTTCGTTTGGTATTCACAAGAAACTTGTGGAGGAAGAAGGATTTAATCCTACGACCGATGAATACTACGAAGAAATTGACAGAAGACTTCGGAATGAGTTTCCCCAAAAGTTTAACGATGGGGGAGAAGTCCAAGGAAGCAACAAGCCCGTTCAAACTGTTGCATCCGCACAAAGGACCACACGATCTGGACGCAAAACAGTGAGACTCACGCCATCTCAAGTAGCGATTGCTAAAAAATTAGGTGTGCCACTAGAAGAATATGCGAAATACGTGAAGGAGTAAGGCATATGAATAAAATTGATGAAAATAAGACTCCACGCGCTGCTCTATCCCGCGAGAAAACGACTCGTAGGAAACCATGGGCACCCCCGTCATCCCTTGACGCACCTCCTGCACCCGATGGGTACAAATTTAGGTGGATACGCGCTGAAACTTTAGGCCAAGCAGATAATAAAAATTTAAATGCTAGGTTAAGAGAAGGATTTGAACTCGTAAGAGCAGATTCCGGCGATCAATATCCAACAATACAGGACGGAAAATACCAAGGTGTAATAGGAGTTGGTGGTTTACTACTGGCTAAAATTCCAGAAGAAATCGTTGAAGAGCGTATGGCCTATTTCTCACAACAAACGAGAGATAAGGAAGAAGCTATTGCAAACGATCTATTGAAGGAACAACACCCCAGTATGCCGATCTCTAAACCAGATAGGCAATCTCGTGTAACCTTCGGTGGTAACCGAAAGAACTAATTTTTTAGCTCTTTTGTCCATCGAATAATAAAATTTAACCCTTTAAAAAAAGGAAACTAACGATGGCAAATAAAGACGCAGCTTTCGGGTTTAGACCCGTGAGACATCTTAGTGGTGGGGAAATAAGAACAAACGAATACAAAATCGCAGCCAACTATGGCACTAGCATATTTATGGGTTCACCCGTATTAGCGGTAACTGCTGGTGGTATTGAAGTAGCTGACGATTCAGCAGGAACTCCTAGTGTAATTCTAGGTATTTTTGCAGGATGTTTTTATACTGACCCTACAACTGGGAAACCAACTTTTAGTAATTTTTATCCAGCAAGCACAAATGCTTCTGATATTATTGCAAATGTTTACGACGATCCAAGGATTGTCTTTGAAGTCCAACATGATGGAACTGGCACAGCAGCTATGAACTTCGGTGGATTTGATTTTGTAGGTAAAAGTGGAAGCACTACTACCGGCAGATCATCTGGCGAATTAGATACTACTACAGTTACAACATCTGGACAATTTAAACAAATAGGTATCTCAAAAGATCCGAATAACAGTGACACAGCTAGTGCAAACGCTAACGCTTACGTTATTCCGAATACTGGCGAACATTCTTACTTATTAACAACAGCATTAGGCTAATAGGAGACATATATGGCTATTTCTAGATCACAACTGGTCAAAGAGCTTGAACCGGGTCTTAATGCTTTGTTCGGGTTAGAGTATGACCGATACGAAAATCAACATACACAAATCTTCGATACAGAAACTTCTGATCGAGCATTTGAAGAAGAAGTAATGCTATCCGGTTTCGGTACAGCACAGGTAAAACCAGAAGGATCATCAGTTAATTTTGATGATGCAACTGAGTCTTTCACTGCTCGCTATACACACGAAACTGTAGCACTTGCTTTTGCTATTACTGAGGAAGCTGTAGAGGATAACCTTTATGACAAAATCAGTTCTAGATATACTAAAGCACTAGCTCGTTCAATGAGTAACGCTAAACAAGTAAAAGCTGCTAACGTTTTAAATAACGGTTTTAACAGTTCTTTTACTGGTGGAGACGGCGTAGAATTATTTTCTACTGCTCACCCTACAACTGGCGGAAACGTAAAAAACGAACTAACAACTGCTGCTGACCTAAATGAAACATCTTTAGAGCAAGCGTTGATTGATATTGCTGGAATCACTGATGATAGAGGCTTAAAAGTCGCTCTCAATGGTGTGAAAATGATTATTCCAGTTAATCTTCAATTCACTGCTGAAAGATTGATGAAATCTGGTCAAAGAGTTGGAACTGGTGATAATGATATTAATGCTTTAGGTAGCATGGGTATGATCCCACAAGGTTATGTAGTTAATAACTATTTAACTGATACTGACGCATTTTTCATTAAAACTGATGCACCTAACGGTTTAAAACACTTCCAAAGAGCAGCGATTGCTACTAAAATGGAAGGCGATTTTGAAACTGGAAACGTTAAATACAAAGCTAGAGAGAGATATTCTTTTGGATTCTCTGACTGGAGAGGTATTTTCGGTTCTCCGGGAGCATAAGACAAATTTTCTTTGTGGGGGCCATGCGCCCCCATATTTAACACCCTAGTGTAAAATAGTTATGCAGACTGGCTAGGCAGACGGTATAAAGACAGCATAACAAATGGTTTATACAACCAAGGAGAAAAATTATGGCTAATACAAGCTTTAGTGGTCCGGTAAGATCTAAAAATAATTTTAAATTATTTACTGAGACTGCATCTACAGGAGTAGATAGTGATAGAACTTTAGGTACAACAGCTAAAGACGCTAGACGATATTACTTAGACGAATGGTTTTTACAAAGACCGGGTATCAATGCAAACATTGACCAAGTATCAACAGTTGAAGTTCAAAGAGCTTTAAATAGAAACTGGGAAGCACTTGGAACTAACATGACTACTGCATTATGTACATTTGCTTCAACTTCAGCAGGAGTTCTAGCAACTACAGCCGGTTCAGATCAAGACCAAGCAATTTTAACACCTCACTTAGACACTGCGGCAACAGCGTGGGCAGGAACTAAATGGGGAACAGAAAACGAAGTACATTTTGAAACATCAATTATGTTACCTGCACTTGATAATCAAAAAGTTTGGGCTGGATTAAAGTTAACTAATGACCAATTAGTTGCAACTGATGATGACCAAGTGTATTTTAAATTTCAAACTGATGCAACTAACTCAGAAGCATTTACTGATTTTACTACATGGCACTTTGTTCATAGTATTGGTGGAACTGACTTTATTAGTCAAATACCAGTTACTGTAGAAACAAATACGCCTTATCATTTAAGATTTGAAATAGATAGTGACAGAAAAGCTTCTATTTTTGTAAATGGTATTCAGTATAATGTTACAAGTACTTCTGGTTCAACTGGTGGTACAGCAGTAACAACAGGTACTACTAAAAGTGGTGCATTAACTAATGACGTTAACTTAATTCCATATG